GACGACTTCGCCAATCGTAGGGCGGCCGGACACCAATGTTTCCAAGTATTCGGCGATCGGCCCCATGTCGGACGCGTCGAGCGCTTCAACTTCGCGACGTGTAAGATCACAAAGCCGCATCAAAAGAAATACGACGCGATCGAAATCGGTTTTCGAGTTCCGCTCCGCCGCCGCCAAGTCGCCCAAAGTCGCGCGACGACTAAAAGAAATTTCAGTTACGACCTCGCCGTCGCCGAAAACGTCGATCGGATATTCCAATTGAATAGTTTGAATCGACGTCTTAGCGGAAACCGGCCGGCTCGTTCTTCCGGTGTTTTCCATCTTTAGATCTCTTTTCCTGCCATGCCTTCAAAGCGAACACTTATTTGACCTTCCGCGCCGTCAATTTCGAGCGCTCCGGTACACCAAGCGTCGCGCAAAATGTAGTTTTTGCCGTTCGCAAGCTCGACCTTGACGGTCGCGCGTGTGATTTCTTCTAGATCTTCGAGTGAAAGATCCTCTGTTGTGTGAAAATCGCCTTCGATAAACGGGACGCGCGGCGACTCTTTGAAGCCCGCGACCCCAGAAAGACCGACCTTCCCTTCCCGCTCAACAGTAGACGTCGAGACCGTTATCCGACCGGCGAGCGTGAACTGTTGACCGTCGACCTTGATATACGTCGTTCCTGCTATTTTGTTAGCCATGCTCTAACCCTCCAAACGGAATTGCATTAAAGTTGCCATGACGCGGAGTTGATTCGCCAGATCTGGCGGATACAACACGTCGACCCGATTTGGATCGCCCGCGTTTCGTTCGACAATTAGATTTTTCGTAAATGCTTTTGTGTTTTCGACGAGCGCGGCGCTTTCGAGCTCCATATAGCCCGCGACAAGCTCGGCTTTAATGGTGCCTGGTGACACGACCGCTTGACCGGCGCCGAAGTTCGTCCCGTCGTTGACCAACTTATGACGCGGGAACTTACTTTCGATTCGCGATTTCAAGAAACGCAAAATATATTGGAGCGTCGCCCTGGTCGTAACATCTAAAAAGCTAGCGTCGGCGTTGCCGAAAGCGTCTTCCTGGTAAGTCGTAATTGATCGCGTGACTCGAACCTTTCCGCCTACGACGTAAGTCGTTGCGACCCCGTCGAAAAGAAGCGTGTTTTGTTCGGTCGTCGTAAATGCGTCCGCCTTTGCCGGTGGTAAGATCCCCAAAAGCGGGAGCGTTTGAAGCGGTCGAGCTGGGTCGATTTTGAGACTCTTCGCACACTGAGCGGCGGCGGCTGCTGCGATTTCTTCGGTCGGGTTCGGGTACTTGTTGAACCCGAAAACCGTCGCGCCTGGGTCGTTGCGTCCGTTGCCAAAAGTCGTCAAGACACCTTGCGTCCCGCGCTTCGCGCTAAACATGTGTCCATAGACCTGCTGCAATGCGCCCCAACGATCGCCCAACTCCGTTTCGAACGCGTCAAGAACGGTTCCGGACGTGTAGGGTTGAATGATGTAATCATATTCGTCGTCCGCCATTGCCGCGATCGCATTGGTCAAACTCGGATCGGTCGCGCCGCCGCTCATATATGCCGGCGTTCCGTCCAAATCGGCCGATCCGACTTCCAAAGAAACCCCGTCCGGATACGCTTCGCCGCCACCCAAGCCGCGATAGTTTGCGCGTAAGTCAATATCGTTTCCGATCGTGCCGTCGTTCTTCGCGGTCAAATCGACTTCGTCGACGGCGGAACCGTTCGCGGCCGTGACTGCGAGATCCGCAACAGCTCCGACAGCGCTCACAATGTTAGCCCGGATTGCGGTCGCTGTATCGCCGTCCGAAACGGCGACCTCGACGACCTGGCCGCCGATATAAAGAAACAACGTCCCCGGTTCTGTCGCGGGTCCGTTGACGACGATCGTCGCGCTCGCGGCTGTGCCGGTCGCATCATCAAGCGGAATCGCCCAAAGCTCGCCGAATACGTCGTTCGCAAAGTATTTTTGCGCCATACGTTGCAGCATAGAACCGGCGCCGAAAAGCGAAGTCGCGGCGGCGGCGCTCGGAACCAAAACGGCGGCGTCCGCTGTTGCGGTTCCGGCTGTCATTTTTTGACCGATCAAAAGCGATTTCGGTAAATTCGCGCCGCCGGCGGCGGCTGAATTATCGACCTCGACATAGAAAAGCGGAACTCGCAAGCCGCTCGGAATTTCTGAGAATGGAACGCCCATTGTTTAAGCCTCTTTTTTCGTCGCGCTTTTCGTCGCGCTTTTCTTCGCGGCTACTTTTGGCGCCGCTTTGGGTTTAGGTTCGGGTTTTGGTTTCGCTTCGCTTTTTGTTTTTGGCGCTTCGCAAATGACGCAATCCCCGAGCCGGAGCTTTCGCACCCAATAACGCGCGTTTGCGGGAACATAGGCGCCGCCGGTCGGAAGTAGTTGACGACTCAACGCCCCGTACCCGTCCGGGTATCGAATCATTCGATCGTGAGCTGGTTTGATAAACATTGTTTCTTTGCTCGCCATTTGCTTAAACCTCCAAGTTCGTCAAATCTAGTTCGGCGTCGATATCGCCGTCCGGCGCGTCGCCGTCTTCGATGAAATCAACGTCAATACTGATTGAAGATAAGTCGTCCGCCGTCGCCGGATCGGCGGCTTTCGGGTCGTATTGCATCGAATGATCGACGTCAAAGACCATACGCGCCAAACCTTTTCGTTCGTCCCCAGACGACTCGAGCGCTATTTGCGTTTCGATTCCCGTGACAAATTCGTATTGACTCAAGAAGTCGCCGTCGTTCATTAGCTCCGTTTTGACCGTTTCTTCCAAGTCGTCGAGACTCGCGGCCAACGCTTGATCGCTCGCTCCGGTTTCGAAGCATTCGACGATCGCCGTGTGAGATACCGAAAACAAGATCGGCGAAGCTCCCTTGACTTTTTCCGTCGTCGAAACAACGAAAACATTGATTGCCGGAAGCATCCCGACCGGGAGCGCGGTCATTCGAGAATCGTAGATCCGCGCGGCTGGCACGATCGCCGTGATAGCGCTCGAAGCTTTGAGCCGCGTCAATAAATCTAGTCGCAAGGTTTTGCGCTCGGAAGCCATAAATCACGCCGCCGGCCCGTGCAAAAAGAGCTTTGCAGATCCGCGCCCGTCCGGCTCGATTTCTTCGACGGTGTAAGCGTTTGAGCCGTCAACCGTCAAAGAGTCGCCGGTCTTAGGCTCGACCGAAAGATCGGCCAATCTAAGATCTAATATCGGACGCCTGGACGCGATCTCGAAATCCGCGCCACCTAACGACACGGCTTCGAAAGCGCGATCAAACGTCGCTGTTAGCGTAAACGGACCGCCACCCGCAACCGGCGTATAAACGATTTCGCTTCCGAATTCGTCGCGCGCGGCTTTTGTTGCGAGATCGGCAAGTCCCCACGCCAACTAAGGAGCCAAACGAACGTCGATCGAAGTCGCCGACGTTGCTGCGGTTGCGACACAATAGCCGATCATCAACATTCCGGTGCTTGTGCTTGTAACGTGATCGCTCGACGCGTCCCAAAAAACTTCGTCACCGATCGCCATAGCGTCGGCGGCTTTTTTGGCTAGTGACCAAACGCCGACCGTTTGCCCGGCGAAATCGACGCCGACGGCGGCGGTTGTTAAAGGAACAACAAAAAGATCATTGAACGAAACGCCTTCGCCGGAAACAACTCCGCCGGTGGGCGCGGTCAGTGTTAAGACCTCGCCCGATTGTTTAAAATTGGTTGCCATTTTTCAGACGCTCCCTTTTATCCGTTGTTTTTCCACATGCCACGGTGATCGATTGCTGCTGCTGCAAAATCGAGTCGCGCTTTGATTTGAATTCCGTCAACCTCGAAACCTTGACGCGTCGAGATTTGAACGCCCGCTTCGCCTTCCAAGTAACAATATTCGACCGTGTCAATCCGGCTCGAATTGGCGGCCATGTACCACTCAGTCGCGCTCGCATCATCAAGACGCGGCTCGACAATTACTTGCAACGAGCGGACCCAAGCGGGAACCGCGTCGCCGGCGGCGGTCGGCGCAATCAATGCCATTTGTTGATCGAGCGTTGTTTCCAATGCGGCCGGTGCGATCACATACGAAGGCATTAAGTTCAAAATGCGATCGTCATCAAGATCGGTTTGGAGGCGCATCATTTTGCGACCTTCGCCGATACGCGCGACGCTAGGTGCGCCCGTGTCCGTCGCCAGGTTGCCGTGATCCGCGTGGAACAAGGTCGTCCCGTCGGCCATAGCGGCGTTATTTGTCAACACGTTATAGACGGTGTCAGACTCCAGATCGGCGGCTGCCGAACCGTAGATTTGACCGACGCGGGCGAAACCGTCCAAGTCGTCGTTTATGAGTGTTTGACGAGTGATCCCAACAATGCGTCCGAAGGTTGCGAGCTTATAGCTCTCTTCGGCTTCGAAAGTCTTGTCGCTTGTGAACTCGCCGCCCTCTTCGACTTTGGCCAAACTCAAACCGCCGGACAATTGGATCCGGTGAATTGATTTGAAATCCGAAGCGGTGACCGCTCGCGCCCATGGCACGAAGGAACGCGGCGCGGACTCGTAACCCATACGAAGCGCTTTGTTTGTTACTGCTGCGAGCAACAAAGGAAAATCACTTGTTGAAATCATGCCGGGAGCGACGCGGGTTTTCATTGAAAGCGCGGCTTCGGCGACTTGGCCTTTGCTCATGTGTCGCGTATCGCGGCCGTTTCTGTCTAAACAGTCGCGCGCGATTTCAATCAATGACCTGTGGACATATTCCCCGGCGACGTCGCCGGACTCAATCGCGTATTCTTTCGCGTTTGGGAATGCCCGGTGCATCAACGCGGAAGCGATTGCTTCGCCGCGCTTTTCGGATTCCTCAACGCCGATCGTAATATCCGATCGGGTTGCGTTGACTTCCGCTTTGTCGTCGGCTTTGGCACGCGCGGCGATTAGTTCGGCGCGGGCTTCGTCCAGACTTACGCCCGAATTGTCCAAAAGCGCGCGAACGTTTTCGGCGTCGGCGTCAAGGTTCAGCATTCGCGCGGCAACGCGGATCCCACTTTGACGCTCGTTTTCTGTTTGGGTCGCAATAGCGACGATTTCGGCGCGTTCCTCTTTGGAAAGCTCGATAGATTTGTTTTCAATTTCCATTGATTTTGACTCCGTCAAAGGTTCTACAAATTTCTCGCGAGTCGCGAGAAAAGCCCGCGCCGCTTCGACACTAGCGCCGGAATCGGCGCCGATTGGAACTTGAGAAACTTCGAGCGGCTGCCAACGAGTCGCGGTCAATTCCTCAACAGTGTTTGTTTTCGTGTTCGCTTTTCGTGTTCGGGTTTGTTCGTTGATATTGAAACCGACCGACACGTTTTGAAGTATTCCGTTTTTGACCGAACGAAAACGACGCTCGGCTAATTCGTGATCGTCAAATCGGACGCGAGCGCGAGCCGCGACCCCTTCTTCGATTGTGACCGATCCGGCTTCGATAACACCTAGGACCGCGTCAAGTGATTGCGCGTTATGTGAATCAAGAAACGGAGCGCGCCCCGAATTCAGGTATTTTGCATCGATCGCGCTTTCTGAGATCTCGAGCGTCTGATCGTATTCTTCAACGCGGAAATCATCGGCCCAACGCCAACGACGAACGGAAGCGCCCGTCGAGAATAGAATTTCGACGGTCCGGCTTTCGGCGTCGACGGTGTCCGACGCGAAGGCGGCGCGAATAAATCCCGGACCTGGTTCGGGTCGTCCGTCGTGATCGTGCATTTGCGGATTTGGTTTGTCCATCCTTGGAAAAATACACGGACTTAAAAAGGCTCGTCAAGCTGAATAAATCCGACCCCTGGACGCGTTCCCACCTGGCTCCGTATTGCGTTTGATGTATTGTTGCGACGTCGCGCGAAGGACTTTTTTTAGGCTGCTGCTTCTTTCGCGTCCGACTCTTCGGCCGGATCTTCGGATTCGTCCGTTTCGGCGTCTTCGTCGTCGTCGGCCGCGTCGGGTTCTTCGGACGTTTGGGTTTCGTCAGTGAACGAAATTGACGTAAGCGACAAGCCGCGAGCTTCGAGATCGGCTTTGATCTCCACCTGGGCGGCGAGATAGTCAAGCCAATCGACGCCGCGCTTTGCTAAGAGATCAATCAAAGTCGTCGTTCCCGCCTGTAATTCAGCGAGATCGGCTTTCGCGTCTTTTGCGCGATCGACTTCTTCGAATCGCGGCGCCGACCACTTGACGCCGAACGCGTCGGCTAAAGTGACTTCGCCGCGCGTGACGCGAAGCGCGGCCGGGATTTCGCCGGAAGCTATGCCCGCTTCGATGAACCAAAGCCAAACCGGATCGCAAATCATAGGGATCACAAGACTTGATCGAAGACTTCGAATCATTCGACGGAACTCGATCAAGCCCGCGCGAATGCTCGAAAAGTTGACCTTCGAAAGATCGCCGCTCAACAGCTCATAAGTCAAACCGACGGCGGCGGCTATGCTTTGAAGCTCCGCCCGTTTATATGCGTCGTATCCGCCGACCGCATGTGGTTGATTGAAAACGACTTGTTTTCCGCCGCGAAGGTAGGAAACCAAACCCGGCTCGAGCGTTTCGATTATGTTTCCGTCCGCGTCTTCGAGCTTTGACGAGACGCCTTCTTCTTCTTCTTCGGTCGAATAGACAAAAGCCGAAACGCACGCCTCGACTTTTTTCCGCATCAATTCAGCGTCTTCGTAATCGTCCAGATCTCGAAAGCGGCGGATCGCGGGCGCGAGCCATGGCACCCCGCGAACCTGTCCGGGTCGCGTCGGTTCGTACAAATGCGCGACGTCGCGAGCGATAACGCGGACCGTTTCCCGAGAGACTCCGCGAAGACCGGCCGACGTTTCGCCCGGATGCCGTCGCAATAAATGGTAAGCTTGAAGCTTTTCGGTCGGCGAGAATTCGACGCCCTGGACAATACGAGCGCCGCCGTTTAATTCCTTGTTCATTTGCCCGTCGAGTTGATCGGCTTCGAGAATTTGGATTTGCATTGGGACCGCTAAACGGTCTTCAACGCGCCGCGATCGGCGGCGAATCAAGACTTCGCCGGACTCCAAAAACGAGCGAACCGCGAGCGATTGCAATCCATAGAACCCGACCGGCAACGCTCCCGACGCGTCCTTTTGCCAACGCCGCCAAAGCTTGTCGATCGTAACATCTAGATCGCGATCGCCGGTCGCGGACGCCGGCCGAATACCTTCGCCGATAATGTTCGAAACCAACGCTCGAACGGCGGCGGCGGCGTATGCGTTATTTCGGAGCAAATCGCGCGAGCGTTCGCGGAGCAACGCCGCGCCGGCGCTGATCTCGGTATTCGCCGAAGCTCCGCCGGCCGCCCAATTTGAAAAACGGCGACCTTTCGCGGCGCCTTCGTAACTGCGTTTTTGTTTCTTTCGAAACCATGACGCCGGATTATACCAACTCATTAGATCCCCCGCTTCGTTGAAAAAAGTCCGGAATTCTTCGGCCGCGAATTTCCCGCGAAGCCGCGTTTCATCCATTCCAAAGTTCTGATCATTTCATCCAGCGATCGATATTGAACCCGCTTATCGCCATGGCCGACCGAAAGGACGCCGCGACGGATCGCGCTTTCTAGTTCGTCAATTTCTGTTTGCGTTACTGTCGCCAAAATATCACCCCTAGATCCAATGCTTACGGCTTTTTAGCCAACGCTTCGATCGTTTTCTAGCCGGACTTTTTCCTGTTTTAAGATCGGTCCCGCGTCCAATTCTGTCAAGCGCTCCTTGTATCGTATGACGATTCGAGCGCCACCCGTGCAACGCTGCGAACGCGTAAACGCGACAATCGAGCGCTTCGTTTTTGCGCCCGCTCGGAAGCTCCCAAAACTTGACCGCGAAGCCGCGCTTATAACGGGTTTTCATTCGCTCGGCTGTGAGCTGTTGAAAATAGTCTTCGACCCGGTCGGCCGGAAAATGACAGTAGCCCGGACCCGCTTCTGTTTGACGCAAACGCGCGTAAATTGATTCTTTGGCGACGCCGACCGCGAGCATATACAGATCGATCCGTCCTTTGTTCCGCCTGGTCGGCGCGCGCGGCCAAAGCCGCTCGCCGGTGTGCTTACCTTTGATCCCCCAAACGCGGCGCTTTTGGCGCGGCTTCACAAAACTATAAACGTTCAACGCCTGGTGCCCTGTATCAATGCAAGCGGCTTCGATTTTCATTTCGTGCCCGTCTTCGTGCATGTAGACCCGTCGTAAAGCCGCGTCCAGATCTTTCCAGAATTGCCCGCGCTTCGGATCTGAAGATGGATCGCCGAAACTAACAACGTAATCAATTGACCAACTCTCTTCCCCCAATCCCCAACCAACGACCTCGAGTTCGAAACGGTCGGCTTGAATATCGACGCCGCACGTCAACACCGCGACGCCGGCCGGGACTTCGGGACCTTCCGGACAACCCGGCCCGAAGACCTCTCGACGTTCGAGCAAATCGTCTTCCGAAATGTCTTCGCCGTCGTCAAGATCCCACTCTTCGCCCAAAAGCGTATTGACGAAAACGCGCAATAGCTCGCGGTCTTTTCCGCATTGAACGAACTGCTGAGCGACTTCGCCCCAACTCACCCACGGCGAATAAAGCGACGACAACCAAAAGCCGACCGATCGCGGATCTCGTTTGACCGGCGGATCAAAGACGTTTCGAACCCGTTCGGCTTCGTCTTCGTCTTCCGCTTGCCAGTATCCGCGCTCGAGCATTTCCGGCTTTTTGTAATGCGGGATCAAGACTTCGCAATGCTCGCACTGATACGCGGCGCCGGCCGGATCCCCCGCCGGCCATTTCACGCAAGCCCATTTAAAGACCTGGAAAGTCCCGCAATCGGGACACGGGACGAAGTATTTTCGTTGATCGCTCCGCGCGTATTCCAGCTCGATTCGACTTTGCCCTTTGACCGTCGGCGTCGACGTCTTGAGCTTTTTCCGATTGTGAAACGTTGCCGTCCGCCTTTCGACAATTTCGAGCGGATCTCCCTCACCTGGAATTGATTTTGTCCAACGGTCGATCTCGTCCGCGAGCAATACCCGGATCGGCGAGCTTGCCAAACCGACCGGCGAATTCGCCCCAACAAGAAACAAAACGCCGCCTAGAAATTCTTTAGCGTCGAGCTTGTTTCCGGTGTCGCGTGATTTTCTTTCTGAGACTTTGCCGCGAAGCGCGGGCGAACGCTCAACAAGCGGTGTGATTCTTTGGCGGCTGTAACGTTCGGCCGCTTCTTTGGTCGGCTGCACGAGCATGATTGGCGCCGGCGCGTGATCGATGTAGAACCCGAGCGCGTTGTTTAGCGTTTCGCTCTTACCGACCTGGGAAGAACTTTTGACAACGACCGTTTCGCACGAATGCGCCGGACCCATTGCGTCCATAATGTCGCGAAGATATGGCGTCCGCGCCGTTCGCCAAGGTCCCGGCTCCGCTGAGCTTCGCGAATCGAGAACACGATTTTGATCGGCCCAATCCGAAACCGACAAATCCGGCGCCGGTCGTATCGACGCCGCCGCGATCGTTCGAAGCGTGTCAATCGCTGGCATTGGTCAACTCGTTTGCAGCGTCTTGCAAAGCCGCGCGAATATCCGCCCGCAGTCGATCGCGCATTTCTTTTGGATCGTCAATCGCGACCAACTCCGAAGCGAGCCGATCGGGTATCACTTCCAACCGGCGCCGAAGCGAACCTAGAACTTCTTCCCAAAGCCGCGCGACGTCGAGAACGTCGATCAAATCCCCGCGCAATTTTTGGAGTTTGATCTCACTAGCCGCCGCGTCGGCGCGAATCTTTTTGGCGCGGGCTTCCTGATAGTCGAGCAAAACCGGCGGATCTTCCCGGCGTTGTTCTTGGCGTTGTTCGTTCGCGGTCTTTTCTTTGAGCGAATCAATAATATGCATTCGCGTGTTCTTTTCCCATTCCTGATCGGCGATCTCCGGGTCAATCAAAATCCGTTTCCCGCGTTTGACGACCGACTCTTTCAAACGCCCCAATCGAACCGCGCGCCCGACGGTCGACGGAGCACAACCGCGCCGGTGCGCGTAACGGTGCATTGATAACAGCTCTCGTTTCATTGGATTTTTTTTCTTCT